ATTGAACGATGCGCTCAAGGATTGAAGAAATTTCTATAACACAAAGCTAAACGCTGTTTTAATAGCTTTTAGCAACTGTTATAAGAAATTATTTCTATAAATATTTTTTTTAATTATAGTTATATTATTTTTTTTTATTAATTTTGAAAACACAAAATACAAAAACACATGAAAACAGTTAATTTTAAAGACTTAAAAGGAGTTAAGTTTAATGGCGGTACAAGTTATCGATCTGTATTAAAAAATGATGGATTAGGATTTGCATTAATGAAAACCGTAATAAATAAAGGAGGCGGTTATAAATGGCATTATCAAAATCATAAAGAAGCATGCACTTGTATTTCAGGTAAAGGATATTTAATTGATTTAACTACAAATCAAAAGCACGAAATAACAGAAGGTGTAACATATTTAGTAGATAATCATCAAGCGCATATATTTTATGCAGAAACAGAAGTTATTTTAATAAGTGTTTTTAATCCACCTTTAAATGGAAATGAAACGCACGATCAAAATGGAAATTATAATATATAAATAAAATACAAAATGAAAAATAAAATTTTAAAATTAATACCAAATTATGATAATTTGAGTATAGATGAACAAATTGATGTTATAAATGAGATAAAAATAGCATTACATGAAATTTCACCAATGAGAAATGAACCAGTAGATTGTGTTATTTGGGTTAAAAATGAAACAGTAAGAGCAAATGACTATAATCCTAATTCAGTTGCACCGCCTGAAATGGAGTTATTAAGACAATCAATAATGGAGGATGGATATACACAACCAATAGTTTCTTTTAAAGAAGAAGATAACATAACTGTAATTGATGGATTTCATAGGAATAGAGTTGGTAAAGAAGTAAACGAAGTGAAAGAACGTGTTCATGGAAGATTGCCAGTAGTAAATATTAATCAATGGAAACAAGGTAGAGGTGACAGAATGGCTTCTACAATTAGACACAATAGAGCAAGAGGATCACATTCAATTGAATTAATGAGTACAATCGTTTCTGAATTAGTTGAAATGGGAAAGGGTGATGCATGGATTTGTAAACATGTAGGAATGAGTACGGATGAATTGTTAAGGTTAAAACAAGTTACAGGATTAGCTTCATTGTTTGCAAATAAAGAATTTAGTAATGCTTGGGAAAGTGATAATGGAGAAATTGATTAATATGGAACAAATATATATTAAATACACATTGTGGGAAGATTTTATTGCTGGCATGTATAATTCAAATGATGTTATAGATAAAGATAAAAAGGTTGTTGACTCTATAAATTTATTATCTAATCCTAATGATTTTTATGAAACATGTCAAAATATATTAGCTCAATGGAAAAATGCAAGTGATGTTAATTTAAGCAATAAAAATCAAAATAGAAAAGCTTGGTTAGGCGCAGCAGCTTGTATGTATAAATGTAATGCTCCTGAATACTTAACAAGAATAGCATGGTCATTACTTAATAAACAAACTCAAGATAAAGCAAATAAAATAGCAGAAAAAATAATATTAGAATATGAAAGAAAAAATAGAAAAATATATTCAAACGTGGGAAAACAGATGTTATTTTGATGGAATACCAGATGAAGCACCGCATGAATTAGAGATCAAAAACAAAGTACCATCATATAGAAGGATATGTTTTGCAATCTTAAAAAATGATTACGCATTGAAAAGTCTTGGATTTACAGAAATAAAATCAAAATACTATCATGCGTATAAAAAAATAGAAATTGAAAATAGACAAAAAGTAAAACAATTAAAATTAGAGTTATGATTAGAGTATTAGAAAATAATGTATATGATGAATCTGTAAATAGAATTAGATATATATTAGATAAATTTGAACGTGTATATGTATCATTTTCTGGAGGTAAAGATAGTGGCGTTATGCTTAATTTAATGATAGATGAACTAAGAAAAAATTATCCAAACAGGAAAATAGGTTTAATGGTATTAGATAATGAAGCTAATTATACTGAATCGTTAAACTTTATGCATCGAATAGTTCAAAATAATTTAGATGTTTTAGAAGTTTTTTGGTGTTGTTTACCAATTACTTTACCTTGCACAGTTTCAAGTTATGAAATAGATTGGCAGTGCTGGGGATTAAAAGACGAACACAGATGGATAAGACCAATGTCAAAAGAAAAATATATAGTAAATATTGATAATCATAATTTTCCTTTTTTTAGAGAAAACATGGGTTATCAAGAATTTTGGGATGAATTCGGAGAATGGTATTCGCAAGGTAAAGAATGTGCTTGTTTAATAGGTATTAGAACTCATGAAAGCTTGAATAGATGGAGAGCCATTGTAAATGAAAATAAACAAACACATGGAGCTAATTTATGGACTAAAAGAAATACAGAACATACTTATAATTGTTATCCAATATATGACTGGAAAACAGAAGATATTTGGATTGCTAATTATAAATTTGAGTGGGATTATAATAAACTATACGATATGTTTTGGAAAGCTGGATTATCTATTCATCAAATGAGAGTAGCATCTCCATTCATGAGTGAAAGTAAATCTTCTTTGAATCTTTATAGAATTATAGATCCACATGTTTGGATTACTTTGTGCGCTCGTGTAAATGGAGCTAATTTTGTTGCGACTTATGGCAAGCAATTGAATTATCATAGCTTTAAATTACCAAAAGGACATACATGGAAATCATTTGTTAAATTTCTTTTAGATACATTACCAAATAAATCAGCTATAAATTTTAAGCAACGTTTCATCCAATCAATAAAATACTGGGCAAGGGTGGGACGTGGATTGCCTGAAAAAACAATTCAAGAATTAAAAGATAATAATATTGAATTTAAATTAAATGGATTTACAGCGCACGGAAGTAAAACATTAAATAGAGTTAGAATACAATCATTACCTGATCATTTAGATATGCTTAGTTGTCATAATTCAGATGTTGCAAGCTGGAAAAGATTAGGAATAACAATTTTAAAAAATGATCACACGTGCAAATATTTAGGACTTTCACCTACAAAAGAACAAATTGAAAGAATGAAATATATTAAAAATAAATATAGTAAAATTTAACGTGTGTTATATTAAAATTTATTATTAAATTTGCATACATAAAACACAAAACAATATGAAACATTTATTTAAAAATCTGGCTGCCTTCCAACAAGAGGTAAAAGTAATTCACAAAGCAACGCAAGGTTATGGTTATAAATTTGCGGATTTGCCTAAAATCTTTGAAACTATTAATCCATTAATGCAAAAACACGGATTAGGATTTACTCAAATGATTAATACGCACGAAGGACAAAACTATTTAGTTACCGTTGTTTTTGATTGCGAAAGTGGTGAAAAAATAGAAAGTTCGACAATGATTCCAAACGTACAACTGGCAAAAATGAACGAACACCAGTGTTTCGGATCTGGAATAACCTACTACCGTCGTTACTGTTTGAGCTCAATTTTGGGGCTTGTTACGGACGAAGACAAGGACGCTTCCGGGGCGCAAGTATTGGATTCAAAAAGATTTAAAGCAGCAGTTGAAAAGATTCTAAGCGGTGATTTTACGCGTGAATTATTAGAAGCTCGATTTGAATTAACAAAAGAACAAATCAATTTCTTAGATGAAAATGGAATCTAAGACGGTTTTATTTGATGCCGATAGCCTTATTTACCAGTCGGTTTATAAGGTTGTCGATTTCACAGAATTACGTCAAATGTATTTAAACGGATTACAACGATTTGAGATTGAAATGGAAATTTTACAACGCGGTTACGATCGTTTTGAGAAAATAACTTTTGATATTTTAAACCAGATTGAAGAACATTTTCACGTAGAAAAAACAATGTATTTTTTCACTAAATGCCGAAATAATTTCAGAAAAAAAATTGATCCACAATACAAAGCAAACAGGACCAAGCGTAATAAATGGGTTAATGAGCTTCGAGATTACTTACTTGAATACTGGAATAATTCCTTTGCGCATGATGAATACGAGGCAGACGATTTGATTTATTACAATTCTCAATTAATGAATGTAAACGATTATATTATTTGCGCTATTGACAAAGATTTAAAGCAAATTGAAGGATTGCATTTTGATTATTACCAGAAAAAACAATACGATGAAACCGGGCAAATATTTAAAGTTCGCAAAGGATTTATTTACATGGATAAAATCGATTGCGAAAATTTACTATGTGAATTATTACTAACTGGTGATTCCTGCGACAATATAAAAGGCGTAAAAGGAATTGGAGAAATAAAAGCAAAACAAATAATTGATTCCAAGAATTCAACGTATGGTAAATTCAGGGCTATTTGTGAGGCGTATAAAAAAGAATCCGATACATGGAAAGAAAAATTAAGAATAAACTATAAACTTTTAAAATTTAATTAAAAATGAATCCAGAAGTAAACAAAGAAATTCAGGACTTGAAAAAAGAAGTAAAAGAATTAAAGCAATTGATTCAGGCTTTAATAAACGTAACAGATGAGGGCGGAATGGTAAACAGTGAATCACTAATTATTAAAATGTTAAAAAATAAATTAAATTAAAATGGAAAAGAATTACGACAATTCAGGAACTTTATGGACCAATGAATACAAAACAAAAGAAACGCAACCGGATTTAACTGGAAACATAACAATAAACGGACGTAAATTTAAACTCAGTGCATGGAAAAATACAAAGGACGGCAAAGGATTTTTAAGTATTAAAATAGATACGTACGAAGAAAAACCAAAACCCCAACAACCGCAAAATAATAATCCATTAGATATTTTAAACGACTTTTAAGAGATGAAAGAGGAAAAGATAATAGCAAACGTAAACAACGTCACCAGAACGTTAATTTGGAGGTATATTCAAACAAAAGGAATAACACTAAACAAATTTTGTATGGAAGCCAAATTACACCAGAGTAACATTCACACGTTCCTGAAGGGAAAAACAATAAACACGGCTACAATTGAAAGAATCGGAAAGTTTTTAGATCAAAACAAGTAATAAATCTGCATTGGTTAATGGATTGTGAATCACGGTCGCCCACACTTTGCAGGTATTTCAGATGCGGAACGTAAAAAATTCCGCATTTTTTTTATTTTTTTTTTCTAAAATGTTTGTTTATTTAAAAAGTTATATTAATTTTGAAGAAATAATTAAACACAAAGAACATGAAAGCACTTAAAAACACAAAAATTACAGGATTAGAAGTTTGGGACGGATTAGGATATTTTGATATTGAATGCGGTAAATTCGGAAAAATGTTATTTACATTTGATATTGATTTCAATGTAAATAGAGATAATGAATTCGATAGCGTAGACGTTCAAATCAGTTCATTTGAATGGGAAACAGATAACGAGCAAAGAAATAAGCTTAAAAATTTAAAATTGAATAACAGAAACACAAAATTAATTTGTGAATATATTGAAAGCGTTATTACAGACGATCCAAACGCATATGGATTTGACTCAGAAAATTTTTCTGACGAGTACGAACCAGATTTTGAAACGTTTTATTACGGCTCAAGAATGTAAAATTATTACTTTTGAAAAAAAAATGAGTGTTAATAATTGACTTGCATAGGAAACAAAAGCCGTTCGCAGTGATTGAAAGTTACGAAATTACTGGACGGCTTTATTCTATTTTATTTCAAGATAGGTATATGCGGTGCAATGAAATGACAAAGTACGAGATACGTTGGTTTTGCGACAATAGAAACCTGTTTCAAATTACACACCAAACAAAGAATGGAAGAATTTACGAGTACAAAAAATTCAAAAAACGAATGGGAAATGCTTTAAGGCATAATTTTTTAGTTAGAAATCAAATAATAAAAGACAAATATATATGAGTTGCCAAAACATTAAACCAACAAAAAAGCCTAAATGCGAAGATATTCAGGCAAAAAGTAAAGACGTTTATTCATTTGATTTTGAAAAGAAAATAGCGTATAAAAACGGCGAGGAGTTCGCAAAAATTATCAGTCACACCGATACAACCATTACGGTAAAATGGGGAACGATTGAACAGGAATTCCGACTTTACACGCCAATAAAAAATATTACTAATTTTGAAGCATGAAACAGAAACTTAAAATCACCTTTGGAATTATTTTACTTCCAATATTTTTTACGCTTTACATGGCGGATAAATTTGTATTATGGTTTATGCCTTGGAAAACAACCGACACGGTCCAAGTATGGATTTATGATCCAAAAAAAGCAACCTACTCACTTTTCAGAGTTTTGTTTGTTTTATCGATTTATGGTTTATATAAATTAATATTTTAAAATGCAGTTAGTAAATATTTCACAGGTTAAACCGAACCCAAAGAATCCGTTAACAGGTGAAAGCCAAACAATGAGCCAAGAAGATTTAATGACTTTGGGTTTAATTAAAAAAGCACGATCAAAATTTTTAAACTTAATTACTAAGTAATGGAAAATAAATACGAAAAAGAATTGCTAAAATCAATTGAAAAATTCAAGTGGATGAGATGGAGTCACATTGATTGGACTTCGCTATCCTTCAAAAGGTCAACGGCATATAGTTATAACTTGGATAAATTGGACACAATAAAAGGAGCCTTTGAGCAAAACAGATCTAAAGCAACAAATTACTTACTTCAAAAATGGATTCAATCAGATAATGCCACGCTTCAAATAGCAGCCTTTAAAATTGTAGCAGAGGGTGACGATCACAAAAGATTAAACCAAACGTATGTTGAACAAAAGAATACCGAAGTTGATTTATCTGGAATGTCAACCGATGAAATAAAACAATTACTCAAAAGTGAATGACAAACAAAACGCCGTTTTACAGATATTACGTTTCGAGCTTTGCCGTCGGGAGTTTTGGGAATTTTGCAAGTACTATGACAAAGAATTTTTCGACTCTCGTTTATTTTTACGGGAAATCGCAACCGCATTCCAAGAAATAGAGGACGGCAAAATAAAATCTTTGAGCGTTTCAATGCCTCCACGAGCAGGAAAGTCATACATGAGTAGTTTATTTTGTGCGTGGACAATAGGACGTAATCCAGAGCGCTCAGTAATGCGTAACACGTGTACCGCAACCCTTTATTTAAAATTCAGTTACGACGTTCGTAATATCGTTAAAAGCGATAAATTCAAGCAAGTATTTCCAAACGTTCAATTATCGGACGACAAAGCTAATTTACAAGGTTGGAATACAAACAAAGCAAAACAAGTAAGTTATTTCGGTGCGGGTGTTGGAGGTACGATAATAGGATTCGGAGCGGATAACATAGCGGTTACGGATGACCTTTATACAGGATTAGAACAAGCCCTTTCAGATACTCAGAACGATCGTATTATTCAATGGAAAGAAGCCACGCATGATTCACGTTTTGAATCAGGATGTAAACGAATAGATATTGGTACACGTTGGAGTTTAAACGACGTAATCGGTAGGCAAATGAATGACGGCATTTATGATAAATCAATTGTTATTCCAGCCCTAATAAACAACCATTCCTTTTGTGAATCAGTAATGACAACAGAAGAATATTTAACTAAGAAAAAACGTACCGAACCGAGCATTTGGGAAGCTGAATATATGCAAAGTCCCGTGGATATTAAAGGACGTTTATTCAATGACCTTAAAACAATACCATTAACCGACTTTAATTCAATCAAAGATACCATTCAGGGGTGTATTGCGTATTGTGACGTA